GATAAAGCTAAATCTTCTGGTAACAGAAGAAAGTATATGGCTGAGATTATTAACAAGCCGTTAAAACCATCAGATATATTTCTTACTGTAGAAGGAAATTTTTTCCCAATAGAAGACTTACGTCAACAACTAGGTGAGATTGAGCAAAATAAAAAAATATTAGAGGCTTCTTGGAAGGTTCAATTTTTTATTAAAGATGGAAAGATAGATTGGTCATTATCTGATAAGCCTGTACTTCGTGAATTTCCTCATAGACGTGGAGATATTTTAGATACTGCAATTGAAATATGGGAATTACCAAAAACTGATTCTTCTGGCAAACCTCCTTTTGGTAGATATTTAGCTTCGCTTGACCCAGTTGATAATGATGGAGGAGATGATGTAGATCATTCTCTTTTATCAGGATTTATTTTAGATAGTTGGACAGATAAAATAGTAGTTGAATACACTGGTAGAACAAAGCTTACTGAAGATTTTTATGAACAGTGGCGTAGATGTTTATTATATTATAATGCAATGTGTAACTATGAAAGAAACTTAAAGGGATTTTATCCACATATGAAGAATTCTAATAGTTTATTTTTATTATGCGATGAACCAGACGTATTAAAAGAGAAGGGTTTAGTAAAAGGAGGTGGTACTGGAAATCAATCTAAAGGCACACATGGTTCAGTTCCGGTTATAAATTGGGGGATAGAATTGATACTTTCCTGGTTAGAAAAAAGAGCATATGCGGCTAACGAGGATGAGGAAGCTGAAGAGGATATTGTAACTAATTTACAAACCATACGATCTCCAGCTCTTATACAAGAACTTATTTCTTATAATAATGAAATAAATGCTGACCGAGTTTCTTCATTAATTTACTTAATGATATTACGTGAAGATCGTATAACTCTTACTCAAAATTCAAGACAAAAACAGATTAAAACGGTAACATCCAATACATTTTGGGATAAGGCATATAAAAACCCTAAAATTAAATATTATAAAACGACAATGTAAAGTTTATACATTAGTCAAAAATATCACTAAAAATTAGGTTGATTTATTTAAAAATATTAACTTTGCAACAAATTTTATTAAAATGGATATATTAGGTTCACATAATCAAATATATTTCCCCGCTCAAAAAGTTTCTACAAAAACCAAAACTGAAGATTGGTATAAGAGATGTGTAGACGCTGCTGAATCTATGTTGTATTATCGTAATGGTATGAACAGAGATAAGATGGAGGAAATAGAAAGAAATTACAATATTTATAATGGATTGGCTATTCCAGAAGATATGGAAAAAATGTTCAATCCTATGGATATAGAGGGGGTTACATTTCCTTCAGAGGCTAAAAATTATCCAGTATGCGCTCCTAAAATAGATCTTATTGTTGGAGAAGAATATTTAAGAAAGGATAACTGGGTAATAAGAAGTGTAAATGAATCTGCTGTTTCTTCTAAACAAGATATGCAGCAGCAAATGCTTATGGAGCTTGTGCAAGAAGAGCTTAAAAATCAGTCTTTTTCTGAGGAAGAAGCTTCTGCAAAAATACAAAAGCTTGGTAAATATTTAAAATATAGTTGGAAGGATAGTGCAGAATTAGCTGCGTCAAGGCTTATGCATTATGTGTATAAGGAACAGAATCTTAAAAAGAAGTTTAATGAAGGTATGTTAGACCTTCTTGTATCTTCCAGAGAGATATACAGAATAGATAGTGTTGCTGGAGATATTGTTGTAGAGAAAGTAGATCCTAGAACAGTATATGCAATGGGGCTAACTAAAGACTTTAAAATAGAAGATTCTGATATAATTATACAAGTTCAATATCTTCCTATTGGAAAAGTTATTGATGAATTTTATGAGTATTTAAAAGAATCAGATATAGCATATCTTGAAGGTGGTATTTCTGATAAACAGGGGAATTCTGTTTTGAATTATGCATATGTCAATCCCAGGATGTATTATCCTCTTACACTTTCAGAACAAGATCCCAGGTTAATTGAAGTAGATAATGGTTTTACAAATTATGGATTTGTAGGACCTTTTGATTCTAAGGGAAATGTTAGAGTTGTTAGAACTCGTTGGCGTGGTCGTAGAAAAATAGGTAAACTTTCTTATTTTGATGATTATGGAGATCAAGCTGAAAGATGGGTTTCTGAGCACTATAAGCCAAATAAAGAGTTAGGTGAAACTGTTAAATGGATGTGGATAAACGAGGCTTATGAAGGAACTAAGCTCGGTGGTCATATTCATGTTAAAATGCAAGCTCGTCCTTTCCAAATACGTGGTATAAATAATAAATCTAAATGTGATCTTGGGTACATAGGTACTGACTGTGGAGTTTCTATGATGACTAGAATGGCACCATTTCAGTTTGCATATAATGTTTATATGAGAAGACTGGAATTATTAGTTGCCAGGTTTGGTGGTCCCATTATAGAATTAGATATGTCTAAGATTCCTGATGATTGGGATCTTGATAAATGGATGTATTACCTGCATATTCTTGGATACATGATTGTAGATCCATTTAATGAAGGTAAGAAGGGGCAAGCTCAAGGAAAATTAGCAGGTAACTTTAATACAACAAATAAAGCTATATCTCCGGAAATAGGACAGTTTATTCAACAGAATATAGCAATGCTTAATTATATTGAGCAGCAAATTGGTACTATAGCTGGGATAACTAAACAAAGAGAAGGTCAAATTGACAATCGTGAAACAGTAGGTGGTGTAGAAAGAGCTATTACTCAGTCTTCGCATACTACAGAAAAATGGTTTGTATTTCATGAAGATACTAAGCGTAGAGTGTTACAGGCTTGTGTAGATGTAGCCAAACAAGTGTATAGAGGTAAAAATCTTAAAGCAGATTTTATATTGGATGATACTTCACGTATGTTACTTGATATAAATGGAGATGATATAGCAAATGCTGATTTAGATGTATTTGTAAATACTTCATCTGAAGATGCTCGTATTCGTCAAACCTTTGAATCTCTTGCTCAATCATTTGTTCAAAATGGATCTTCTGCATCAGTTCTTCTTAATGTTATGAAATCAGAAAGTATTGCAGAAATGTCTCATTTATTAGAAGAAGACGAAGAACTTCGTGCTCAACAAGCAGAACAATTAGAACAAGCTAAAATGGAAAATCAAGAAAGAATGATACAAATGCAGCTTGAAGATAAAGAAAAAGATAGACAACTTAAAAAATATGAGATAGATATGGATTATCAAATAGAGTTATTAAAACTTGAAAATTCAAATGGGCAAAATGATCTTGCTTTAAAAATGAAAGAGCATGAAGCTAAAGTGGCTCTTCAAGAAAAACAATTAGAAGAAACTAAGCGTCACAATAAAGCTAGTGAACAAGAAACTGAAAGAAATAATAAAGAAAAAGTTAGAAAACAAAATACTGTAAGCAAATGACATTAGAGGCTATAGTTGACTTAATGAAGTCCCGTCCTTATATACTAGAAATGGGGGCAGGCAAACTTTCAAAAAGGTTTAAAACAACAAGAGAAACTATATATACAGCTAAAGATATAGCTAGAGAAACTATTAAAAGAAAGGTTAAAGTATTAGTATTTGATATTGAAACAACTCCTTTAGAAGCATATGTTTGGCAAACACAAGTATGGAAAGCTAGAGTTAGTGACGATAATGTAATATCTAGGTGGTATATGTTGTCGTGGTCTGGGAAATGGCTTGGGGACAGTAAATTAATATCTATGAGATTAACAGGGGATGAAGCCATTAGAGAAGATGATAGTAGGATTGTAGCAGGAATATGGGGTTTATTAGATGAAGCTGATATTGTAATAGCCCATAATGGAGATATGTTTGATATTCCGAATTTAAATACTAGGTTTTTAGTCAATGGGTTATCACCTACCAGACCTTATAGAACAATTGATACATTAAAAGTAGCACAAAGACAATTTGGGTTTAGCCATAATAGTTTAAATGCTCTTGGAAGAGTATTTGGGCTTGGTGAAAAAATGGAAACTGGGTTTGATCTGTGGAGACGATGTAAAAATGGTGACGATGAGGCTCTCAGAAAAATGGAAGAATATAATCGTGGAGATGTGGAATTATTGGAAAAAGTGTATTTGAAAATGAGACCTTGGATAAAAGGTCACCCTAATGTTGGAGTATATATGGAATCAGATGATAAAGTTTGTACAGTATGTGGTAGCGATGATTTAGTTCCTGATGGTTATTATACAACTAATTCTGGGAAATATAGAGCATATCGTTGTAATAATTGTGGAAGTTCTTATACTAGAGATAGAAAAAATATTTATCCAAAAGAAAAAAGAGCTAATTTAACATCACCTGTACCACGTTAATCTAAGATTAAATCTTAGAAAATGTATAACTAAAGTTTATATATTGGTCAGTCAAATGGCTGAAAATTTGGATGTAATAATAGAATTTTGTAATTTTGTGTAATAATTTAAGTTATGGAGAAGAATATATTTACAACTGATTTAGGATCTCTTATTGGAGATAGTCCTATTGAGGTAGACGGAGTAGACGATGGGGCTAGTTTGATCCCAGGAGCGTTTGAACAAAGAACTGAAAAAGAAGAGCCCGATAAAGAGCTCGAAGATGATAAAGATCTGATAGATCTAGAAGAAGATTCTGAACAGGAAGATACGGAAGAAGAAGAAACAGAAGAAGATAAGGAAGAAAAGCCCTCCTCTGATTCTAAAGAAAAGCAAAGTTCTTCTCCATTAACTCCGTATGCAAAGCTTTTAAAAGAGGAGGGCATCCTTCCTAATATGGATCTTGAGAGTTTTGATGGTACTGCAGATGGTTTAAAGCAGGCTATGGTTGAAGAGATTATTGGGGCTGTTGAATATTATAAAGATAGTTTACCAGATAGAGTTAAAAATCTCATTAACAACTATGAAGAAGGTGTACCTTTGGATAAGCTTCTTGAAATAGATAGAATAGAAGTAGAAGTTGAAAAAATTTCAGAAGATACTATAAAAGAGGATGTAGATCTTCAAAAGAAAATGGTGGAAACTTATTTAAAAAAGACAAGTAAGTTTTCAGAGAAAAAGATTAAAAATATGATTCAATACTATGAGGATAGTGGAGAATTAGAAAGTGAGGCCCTTTCTGCAACAAGTGAATTAAAAGATCTGATTACTAAAGAGAAAGAAGAATCAATCGAAGAAGCTAAGGCGGCGCAGCAAAGAGCGCAACAACAGGCTCAAAAGGAATTAGCAGAACTTAACAAAAAAATACAGGACATGGATGAAATAATTCCTGGAATGAAAGTTAATAGTAAAGTAAAATCTGATTTAGTTAAGTCACTAACAACACCTGTTGGAAAAGATATGAATGGCAATCCTGTTAATAGAATAGTTGCAGCTAGAATGGAAAATCCTATTGATTTTGAAATTAAATTACATTATTTATTTGAAATAACAAAAGGGTTTAAGAAAAACATTGTGGTTCCATGTTCGGGTTGCAA